ATCACCTCCTTTATTTGTATCACCTCCTTTACTTGTATCACCTCCTTTATTTGTATCACCTCCTTTATTTGTATCACTTTGCTGGGCATTACTTTGTGGGGGTGGCGCCGGAGGCGCCACATGGGCCTTGGCCCACGCAAGCAGTTCGTTGACAGAATTGGCAGCATAACCATGTTGCGAATAAGTGACCGACTGTGTTTGCGCATCATAAACGATACAAGCCCTCGCGCGCCCTAAAGATGCATTGATCGCTTCAGACTTATTGGAGTAGGGCCCGCTGGATTGTATTGATTTCCCGCCGGAAAAGTAGTCGAAAAAGGCGTGCGTAGCGTCGCCGACAAAATAGACGAGATGATATGACATTGTTGTTGTATACATCATCTCGCAAAAAAATTATTCGGTAATTTGTCCGGCTTTGATATATTTTAAGGTATTTTCGCGAATACTCAGAACATCCGCCTCGGTGTTAATAGAACTCAAACAGTTTTGGCGGTAATCAATAATGTCTTCCTGAATATGCTCGGGTAAATTTCGAAAGCCTTCGGTACACAAGGGTTCGTGTTTATAAAAATTTTTAGATTGATCCATTTTGAGTTTTCCCTTTGCGTTGTATGCTTCTTTCGGGATAAGAGATGAGGGAAGACTGGCTATGAATGTGTTGAAAATATGACTATCTTCTTTATTGCTCAAATCGCATTTCATGTAAAGTTCATTGTGCATATCAATCAAATCTGGGTCTTCAACAAACCCGAACTTGTCATACAAACACAAAGCGTTAAGATTCGAGTAACCATGGGCAACCTGAAGAAACCCGGTTGCCATACCTTTGGCTTTCAATCCCAATAGATACATCATGATCAAAAAACTGCCGCCCTTTTCCAAGTCTTTGGAACAAAGAAGCTCGAGTTTAAAAGATCCCGGATATTCGCGAACTTCATGCGACTTCGATACAAGCGCGACGCCGTGGATGACACCATTTTTTTTCAAAATCAAAATATCCGAATTGTCGCCGTTGTCGGAAAGCATGTAAACCATAAATTCACGAACATACTGAGCGACAGGCGCATCGCCACATGCGGAAGCTACTTTTTCGATGATTGCCTCACGCTTAGCGGCGGATTTAGCACCTGAGAGTTGGGTTCGGAAATTAAACCGATTTTCAAGCTCGATGCCGTTCATGAATATTTCAAATTTTTCTCGTAAAGTTTTATTATCCTTAAGATTTACAGTGAATTTGTCCACTAACTCGTTTGTGAAAAAGGGGGACCCGCAGAAATGGTAACTAAAGTTTGCAAGATTGTCGTCGAATATGATGTCGTATGATTTATTGTTGAGTTTTTTATCAAAATCATTTTTGGTTAAAGACGGTTGGAATTGATGTATGAATTCCTTGGGGGCCTTGCCGGTATTCTTGCCTTTGGTTTTTCTTGAAGCGAAGTGTTTTCCTTTGGCTCGTTTTTTACCGGTGATTCTTTGAGCAAAATGTTTTCCTTTACCTAAGCCAAGTCCAACTTTGCCGGTGATTCTTGGAGCAAAGTTCTTTCCTTTGCCTAATCTTGGGGCGAAGTTTTTTCCTTTGCCAAAGCCGAGTTCATGTTTGCCGGTGTGTTCTATGGCGGTAGTGGCTGCATTTGTGCCCTCTGCGATTTGGGAAATCGGAACGGATTCTACATAACTTTTTGGAATAGGTGCAAATGGATTTTCGCCGGATGACATTTGTGGTTATACACTATGCAAAGAATTTTGCTATTCTCTAAAACTTGATCAAATAACGCAGAACGACATAAGGTTGCATATTATTGTGCGACCCGCCGCCGCCGGTAGAATTCGTGGTAAAAGAGTGATTGTGGTCACCCGCCGCGTTAATTGTAAGTGCACCTGGAGTTGTCCAAACATTGAGTTCACCTTGGCTTGGATCTGTATTAATAACGGTAGAGGATCCATTGGCGAGAGCTAAACCGTAGTTGCCCTGACCGCCGATGGCATTGGAAGAATGGGTATGGCTGCCGCTCGTGGCGGTTGTGCCAGTGTGGTCGTGACCTGGGATTTCCGAAGTGGAAAGAGTGTGAGTTTCGGCTCCGCCGACGGACGCGAGGGTGCGATTGGTGAGCGCAGTTCCTTGTCCAAGACCGATGCCAGCGCGTCCGCGCATGTCGGGAATATTAAAACTGATGTCGGAGCCGCCGAAGGTGTATTGGATGGCGGAAAAGAGGTCTTCATATAAATGTACGCTAAGTTGGCGTCCGTCGCAATCAAGCCAACCACCGGGTTCGACGACGGCGGCTGACATAATGATAGTGCCAGCGGGAATCAAGACGAAGGTGTCCAAGTAGTAATTACCGGAGGCATAAAAATTGTTGGCGTGTAAATTTTTTTTTATTGTTAAATTGCCATTGACAGTTTCGTCGCGTTCGACGATCAAGTCGCCGGTATAAATGGGTGGTGTAATGAAATTGGTAAACCTGTTACTTAAATAGGTGCGCTAATTAAAGACTCTACTTTGAAGACGACGGATGGACATTTTGTATACAATGTATGTTTACAAAAAAACAGCGAGCGAAGAGTAAATGGCAAACAGTTTTTGGATAAAAAAGAAGGGAAAATTTTTGTCGATGAGTTCGTCTTCGAGCATAGAGCCGAACCAAACGGCGGTGAAGAAAGGCACATAGCAGAAGGCATCGCGCAAGTCGGTTTGGAAATTGTCGTGTGCATAGTTTTTGACACCGTGTTCGAGGAGTTTGCAATAGTAAAAGTTGGAAAAAAGGGGCAGCAAGGTTTTGAGTTTTTGTATATCGAAACTTTCGACGATAAAGAAGGCGAGATCTTGCGCGCCTTTGCCGATAGAGCAGTGTTGCCAGTCGAGAAAGATGGGTTCACAGTTGTGGTCCATGTCGTAAAAGATGTTTGGCGATTTAATATCGCCATGGAGAAAAGTTGTGTTAGATTGGGCGAGGCGGAGTTGTATCGAGGCGAAGGAATCCTTAATGTGTTCACCGATGCGCAGCTGGTCGGGCGAAAGAACTTTGTTCCATTTATTGACAAAGGTGGGCCACTTTTCTGAAATAAAGTCGCCGCAAAAGGGAAAGAAGCAGGGATCGACGGGAGTTTTCAGTTGAGGAAACGCGGTTTTGAGGGGTTTGTTCCAGAACTGGGCGTGCATATTGGCCATACGGTCGATGATTTTCAAGGATGTATCAATCGAATTTGTATTGAGATTTAAGTTGGGAACGCGATTGCCGCCGACAAACAAGTTTTCAAGGAGGAGTCCGACAGTTTTATAATTGTCGTCTTTGACGAGGCCAATGTACCTGGGTATGGAAATATTCTTGATATACTTGGAGACAGTATCGTAAAAATAGTATTCGCGTTCATACAATTGGAGTTGGTTGGCCATTTGCGACAAAGAATTGGGTTGCATATTTTCGAGTTTGAGAATACAAGCGGCGGAAGTGTCGAGGAGATGGATCTGCACAACGTCGGCGATAAAGCCGCCCTTCAATTTTTTGGATTCGATGGTAGCTGGTCCATAAAAGTGCTCGACATATCGCTTAATTTTGTGCTCGGATACAGTAGTGACGAAAGGGCAAGTAAAGTCGCGGATGGCGACATCGGCGCCGTAGAGCAAGAGTTCATCGACTGAGTAAGAGGTGGCGAGCCCAACAATGCATCTTGGTTGGACACAGTTTGCGCTGAGGATGCCGGTTTTGGAGTCTTCAAAGATAATGGCGCGGTCGGGAGAAACGCCAAATTTGCGAAGAGCGAATAAGTAGGGATCGGGACTGGGTTTTCCTTGAAGGCAAGATTCGCTGGAGACGACAAATTCGATGAGATTGGCAATTCCGAGGTAATCGACAATGGCATCTGCGACGCGTTTATTGCAGTTGGTGACGATACAAATGGGATTTCCTGCGACCCAGACTGTTTGCAAGTAGTCGATGGCACCCGGTACGGGTCGTATTTTGGCAATATTTTGTATAAAAAGCGAATCCTTGAGAGTAGAGAGTTCGCTGGGTTTAAACTCGACATTTGGCAGCAAAGTTTGTGCGACAAAGGTGTCGGAATTGCCGTGAATATAGTTATTGAAGATGTCGAGAGTGAGCTCGCCGCCATACAAATGAAGGATATGTTTCCAGACTTCAAAGTAAATATCGTCGGTAATAACGAGAGTGCCGTCCAGGTCAAACATGTGAGCGATAGTGGACTCGAGATAGAGTTTCAATTCTTTGGGAGTGCCGACGGAGAAGACGGCATTACGGTCGAGTTGTTGGGCAAAGAAGGGGAGGCCGGCATCAATCATGGTTTTGATGACACATGATGTATACGGTTCGCCGTTGTATGTAAGGGTGTTGGTTTCACAATAATGTTGGAAATTGGAAAGACCGACGAAGCCGTATGCGCCGGTGTTGGCGTGGTCGGAGATTTTGACTTTTTCGGCGATATCGAGAATTTGGCGGGTGTCGGGGTCGAAGCGAATATAGGAGAAAATGGGCGGTTGGTCGGGGGATTTATTGGTGAAAAAAACGGTGGAGTGGAGAGCTGCGCGAAAAAGAGATACAATGTCATTGGAATAAAAAGTGTCGCAGTCCAAGACGAGAGTTTTTTGGAATTGAAGATGAGGGAATGCTGCACGAATGGTATGAGAAGCGCCCGCGGTTTGTATCAAGAGTCGTACGAGTTTGATGTGGGGATATTTTGCGGCGATAACCTCGGCGAAGTGGTGGTCATCCAAGGTGTGATTGTATACAATAACGACGTTGTCTTCGGGGATAGTATGAAGATGGTCGAGGATATGAATGATCATGGGTTTGCCGTAGATTGGGATGAGGGCTTTTGGTGAGCCAAATCCTGCGAATCGCGTGCCTTTACCGCCGAGAGGAATAAGAATATTGATTGGTTCTATCATAAGTGATTACAAGAATATAAAAATGTGTAAATAGTTTTTTTTACCTTTGAGAAATATAAGGAGGAAATAAATGGGAGAGAAGGAAAGCGACAATGATTGTTGTATATGTTTGCAGCCAAAAAAACGATACATTAGCAAGAGTCAAATCTTTGTGGTGAATGAAAAACAACTGTATTTCGAGTGTAAATGTATGTTGCGTTGTCACAAGCGATGTTTGATCGAGTGGTTAAAGACAACACCAAAGTGTATAATATGTCGAAAAATGCTAAGTGAATATGTACACCCGGCAAAAAAGGTTTTGCGATTTTGCACGAATGGTCGCGTAATACGGATGGTAATGTTTTTGTATTGTATACTGTATTTGAGTTGTAAAATCCGAGAAGAAGATCAAAAAAAAATCAGGTATTAGAAAAAAAAATGGTACAAACAAATTTAACAACATTCTTGATAATATGTCGAAGAATGTTGTTTTGGGCAGCGTTTTATTTCATGTTCTTAAAAACTCCAACACGGATTACAGTTAAAAAGATTCAAGACGAAGCGATAAGCGAGGCGATAAGCGAGGCGACCCACGAAGTAATTGACGACGCGATTAACGAAGCGGCGGCAATCATAGTGGAAAATCCGGACACAGGGGACGAATACATAATCGAGACAAAAGAGGTATTGGGCAAGGGAACATTTGGAAAAATCTTTTTGGCCAAGCGTGGCAAAATGAAGTATGCAATGAAGATACAAAAAAAGGGTGAAAACCCAGCGGAAACGGCAATGTTGCGCGAAGTGATGTGGAACCTGAATTGTGTACAGATGTTAACAAGTTTTGATGACGGATTGCTGCAATATATTGTGTTTGAAAAGCTGCACCAAAATTTGTATGAAACATTGTTAAATCGGGCGTTAACGAGGGATGAAATCCTGGCAATCACAAAGCAAATGTTGGATGCTCTCATATGTTTAAAGTCACGCAGCATTGTGCACTGTGACATTAAGCCGGAAAATATCATGTTTGTGAACAGCAAAGGTACAAATGTAAAGCTGATTGATTTTGGACTGGCGACATTCGAGCACAGCGCGGAGAAACCCGAGACAATATGCACCGAACCTTACCGGTGTCCAGAGAATATTTTGGAGTTGGAGTGGTCATATGGAGCGGACATATGGTCATTGGGGTGCGTGGTGTGCGAGATGGTACGCAGGGAGCCATTATTTGATGGAGATGGGGAGTGGCTGCACTTGTGCGAAATAGAAGCGGTGTTGGATGGAGTTTTTCCGAATCATATTGTGCGCAAGAAACCAACGCATTTTGATGCGACGACCGGAAAGGTGGACCGCACAAAGTTGAGTGCAGAGTTGATGGAGAAATTGAAGATAAAAGAAAAGCAAAAGTTGGACGATATGGGAGAAATGACCGAGATGGTGAAACAAATGTTGGCGATAGATCCGTCGATGCGAATCACGGCGGAAGAGGCATTTTGTATGTGTTCGCATATGTAAAAAAAATAAAACAAAATATAATAAATTTAATTCTTTCTTAACGACGTAAAGCGGCATGAAACATTTTTGCGCGGCGAACGGAAACACTGGTAGCGCCGACGCCGGCGCCGGGAACAAAACGATTAAATATATTGCCCTGGCTGTTTTTGATGCTGTCGATAGGTAAAACGCGACCGTTGCCGGTACCGTGCCTCAGAGGTCGAGGAGTGAAAGCGAGTGAACTCATTGTATATAATAAGGAACAAACAATTGTTTCTAAGGTGGAGTAGAAGACAACGAAATATCGCCGAGATTTTGGGTAATGTTGAAAGAGAATTCGGCGGATGGTTTCAGACTATAACGCTTGAGGAAGTTGTAGTGTTCGGGGTTTTCGATATGTTTGCGCTCTTCTTCGGTGAATGAGGCATCGGAATCCGAGTCGGAGTCGGAATCCGAGTCGGAATCAGAGTCGGAATCAGAGTCGGAATCCGAGTCGGATTCCGAGTCGTCATCAACTTGAGTGATGGTAAAAGTCGGAGTGCTGTCGGCGACATTGATACGACCATTTGCGATATAATAGGTGGGCGCGCCCTCGACATCCAATTCGGATTCGACAGTGGCGGCACAGAATTCGATTTTTTTGATGATAGATACAATTTTGTCCTGGAATTCGTCGGTTTCAAGTTTGGCTTCCTTTTTGTATAGCTCGATGAGGTCGAGGCCGGACTTGAGTTGGAACTCGATTTCGGCCATATATTCTTCAACGATTTTGGTTTTTTCTTCGATAAATTTTTTTTTAGTGATGGGGTCCATTATTAAATATACAAGATATAGTTTTAAGCTAGTTTTTCACATAGAATAAAAGAAGACACAAACAATACGAATTGATTTTTGAACAATTTTGGTAATGTCATAATTGATGGTGTAGCCATTTGTGCTTAAATATCCGAGCAGGGCGGGGATGTCGTCGGCGGTCAAAAAGTCGTTGGGTAAAGTGTTGTAATTGCGGCGAATGGCAAACTTGCAACAGTGAGAGTTGTCGTTGTCGTTGACTTGGAAGCGAGAAAGCTTGGAAGGAGCGAAGCGACTGACCAATTGAGCGAGGGGACCGGCGGGCATTTTGTCAATGATAATAATATTTTGGTACTGTTTGGAAGTGGGATTCAAGAAGGGTTCGACGGTGAGAGTGTACGACAAAGTTTGCGCAAAAGGTGAGGAAGAGTTGTCGCACATTTTGTATACTATACAAATATAATGAATTTGGCATTCTACACTTGTTTTTATGGAAGCAACAGCAACGCATCATTTAGCATACCGCCCGCACCATCGAGCAAGTACAAGTGTTATTATTTCACCAACAATGATACAATCATGGAACGCCTTGCAGAGACGCCGTGGATTGGCGTGTACGAGGCTGACAAAAAGACGACGGACGATGTAAAGGAGAGTTGTATGGTGGGGAAGCATGTAAAGACGCAGCCGCATTTGTATGAACAGTTGTCGAAATATGATTATTTGTGTTTCCTGGACAGCAAGTTGAACAAGGTGAGCGAAACCTTTGTGGAAGAGTATATACAAAAGTATTTTGTGGAACAGGATTATGCGCTATTGTTGCGGCAACATTGGTTCATAACGAGTAACAATGTGTGGGATGAGTTTCACGAGTCGATGTTGCAAGAGCGATACAGAGTGGATTGTGCCAAGTACATGAACTATATTGAGAAGCAGGTGGAAAAGGGGTTTCGCGAGACAACGGCGATGCATTGTGCTTGTGGATTTTTGATACGAAACATGCGGCATCCGGTGACGGAAGAGTTGGGGCGAGTGTGGTACGAACATATACAAGAATGTGGTATCCAAGATCAGATTTCGTTTTTTTTCGTAAAACAGATGTTTGAGTGTTATTTGTATGCGTTTGGTGAAGAGCCATTTTTAAAGGGAACGTAGTTCCCTTTTGATCCCTCCCTTTTATTTTACACCTTAAATATCGGGTTAAAAAGAGAAGGAGGGGTAAGGACGCAAGGCGTCCGACAGTCGGCACCGAAGGTGCCTTCAAAAGGGGTGAACGGTGAAGGCGTTTAAAGCACCCATTGGGTGCGAACAGTTGGATGCCAAAGGCATCCTTGCCGCCTTATACGTAGTTCCCTTTATACCAGTGAAGATTTAAAATGGGACGCCCCATAGGGGCGTTATTTCAAATCGTTACTGATATTTGACCATTGGAGAATGAAAATGTCCCATTTTAATTCTTCAATGGTTTAAA